AAAATACCTTCGATAAAATGGCGTTTGCCATCGCCTTTTCCTTCGGTTATAACTTTGATGCTTTCGTTGACTTCTGTTATGAGTTTCATTGGTTTCTCTTATAAGTTAGTGTTGGTGCGTAAGAATCCGCCGTTTTTATCGAGTTCCAAAATTACAGTAGCTGTGTCTAACGGAGACATTGCCGCAGTGTTTCTTATTTGAACATAATTTCTACGATCAGCTGCGGTGCTTCCATTTTTAAAATAAATTCCATCGGCAACATAATTTACATATCCACTACCGTTTAAGTATAAAAATGGAGATCCTGTGAGCGAACCAGAAACACCCCATGCTACTTCTATTGCAGTAGCGGTTGTTCCTTGCGGAAGACTCCAAAACACTTTGGAAACATTAATATTTACATTTGAGCTGTTTACAGTTTGGGTGGTATCGTAGCAAGTCAATCCACTCGCCTGAACTATTCCAGTTAATCCACCTGCTGCCAAGGAGCTACCGCCACCCCACACAAATGAAACCACTGTGCGATCGTAATTGTCGTAAAGAATGCTTCCTGTAATTGACGGCATAAATTTCCTCTGTTATTCGGGGGTACCAGTTACAATGTATTTATTATAAAATTTTACTGAAAATCTTATGTAACCGTCGGTTCCTATCGAATCGGGAGTGAAAACAAGCGCTGGATCGGTAGTTCCAAGAGAACTTGAAATGCTAGTACCGTTAGCATGCTTTATGTTTTCATAATCGTAACTGTAATTCAAAAGATTTTCAGAATTTTTTACGTTGGTTTTGAAACCACGATTTGCACTCAAACACAAAATATCAATAAATTCTGTACTTGCGTTTAAAGATAATTGTATTTTTACGTTTCTGTTTAAATTGTAATTAAAATCATAAATTTTGTATGCACCCGCATAAGTATCGGTAATAGGAAAAGTTGCTATGGTGCTAGCGGTCGCGATATAGTGTGTATATGCTGTACCGTGAACGCTAAAATTTATTTGATAGGTAGCTTCGTAAGGAGTATTTGAATTCTTGTAAACGCTACCAATATCATTTAAAAAAACAGAATCACCCATAAAATCGGTTAGACGTTTAAACTTTAATCTGGAAAAAGTTACTGCCATTATAGGTTGTATTGGTTGCAAAATTCTACAATCATCGAATGTGATTGTATATTATTTTGTAAAAAATTCTCAAATATTTCTTGATGTATATTATTTAATTCTTCGTAAGCATAAACAATTTCTTTGGCTTGCGACGGTTCGATCTTGATATGCGAACCGTCTTGCAAAGTCACATACTCGGTTTTGTTTTTTTCCATCGAATCGTAGATTTTATCAATTACTGATTTTTTTGGTTCAGCTTGTTTGGCTACGCTATCGTCCGAATAATAAACAACAGATTCATCCAAGTTTGATCGATTTCTTAATTTGTTGAAACTGTTCATTGGATTGCCTTTTATAGTCTTGGCTGTTCTTGTGCGGGTGGTTGTTCGGTTTGTTGTTCGGGTGTAGGCTGTTGTTCGGGTTGCTCTGATGTTTGTTGTTCGGGTGATTGTTCAGTTTGCGGAGATATTTGATTTTGAACTATTTCGGATTGATGTGCATCAACAATTTGTTTTTGCTGTTCGATCAATTTTTCTTGTTCGATCTGAGCTTCCATCAATTCAATATCGGTATCGTTCATGTTCAATACATTTTTCTGTATCCAATATTTAGAAAAATATGTACCTACATACGGTTGCAATTGAGTAAGCACATTGCTGCGTTCGAGAGCAAGTTCGTTTTGCTTGAGTTCCGCAAAATAACTGTCTTTGAGGAAATCAAAAAACATCTTGTCGCGAATTTTATTGAATTCTTTTTCCGACATGATCTTTTTCATGATCAATTGAGTCTTCAAAAGGTTGTAAAACAATTCGCTGAACTTGTTGCGCAAACGGCTAATGAATTTAGCAAATTTGATTTCGTCGCGCTGTATTTCGGTACTCTTGCCGATAGTGAAGCTTTTTTGTTCACCATCCATACGCGAAAGAGGAACGTTCAAACTCTTGTACAATTTTCTTTGGAAATATTTAACGTCTTCGAGTTCGCTAAGATTTTGCGCACCTTGAAGCGTGGTAATTTCAGTACCTTTACCACCTTCACGACGCGGAAGCCAGTAATCTTCCAACATGCTCATGTGGCGACGATCGTCGCGTATTTCTCCAGTGCTTGCATCGTAAATCAGCTTGTTGCGATACTTGTTCATAAGATCGCGAACATACTGCTCGGCTTTTTGCTTGGGTAAGTTACCAACGTCAATATAAAAAATACGACGTTCGGGTGCACGACTCAAACGATAAATCACAACTGCATCTTCCATCATGCGCAGTTGGTTTAAAGGCTTGATAGCTTTGTTGAGATAGCCTATGGTTCGCTTGTTTCTGCTGTCATACAGTCCAGACGTTATGTAAACCACAGCATCAGGAGATATTCTCAATCCGCTAGCGGTTCCTGTTGATGGCGATGAAAGATGCATTCCTGTTCGGAAACCATCTTTGCTGAAAACATAAAATTCATCCACACCTGTTATGATTCTTTGACCTTGTGCATTCAACTCGCGTTTGTATTGTTTAACTTTTTGAATGTTTACAGGATCCACATAACGCAGCTCTTGAATGCCTCGTTCGAGATTTTCATCGTCAACCATGATGTGAAAGGCTACTTTACCGTCCACGTACCAGCGACGAAATATTTCGTAACCTTTGGTTTGAAAATTGAGAAGAGTCAAAATATTGTTGAACTCTTTGATTATTCTGCGTTTGATATCGTCGCTATATTCAATATTATCGAGAATAATCTTGACAGGCACCATATTTTCTTCGCTGACGATTGCTTCACACACAATATCGTCAATAGCAGCCTCGCATTCAGGATGCATCGACATTTCACGATATTTGTATATGAGATCCGCATCGTTGCGGGTGGTGCTGTCAAAGTCAACATACTGACCAAAAAAGCCACCAACGGCTTCGATGCTTACAGCATCATCGTCGTTTTGTGGCAACACAAAAGACCGCCGGACCTTGCGGTTTTCCGAAGATCCGAGCGGTTTCTTGTTACTTCCGAGTTTTAATCCAAATAATTTGAATTCCATAATATTTTAAACCACTTTAAGTGGAAATTCTTCCACCACCGAAACTGTTGGTGATTTCGTAGTATTGATAAACAATATCAACATCAAATTCTTCTACTGCAGTCTTTTCATCCCAATCGAGTGCAATTGCACCAATGTTGGCTGGCCAGCAATCTTTGAAGTGATATTCATGGACTGGTTGACCTTGACGATCGTATTGAGTCACATACCATTGCATTGCGTATGCCGAAAGGCGAAGCGGACCAACGTTGCTTTCGATCGAGTTGATATAGTTGCTCCATTTTTCAAACATGGTGCGCAACGGATACGTAGAATCGTTGATAACCGTAACTTTCCATGGGCTATCGAACGTGCGGTCGCCCGAGAGATTCAAAGGACGACCTTGAAACATAACTTTAACGGTTCCAACTTGAACTGCTGGAATCGATGCGCTGCGAACCATAAAACGAATATCATCATTTGGGTTGGAATTTGGTATGGAACCAATTACACTACCTGGGAACGATCCACGAACCATAAACAGGTTCGAACGAGCGCCACCATTGATAAGTCTATTTTTAAATTCGTCGATTCTCATTTGTTACTGAACTCCTTTATTTATTACAGTACTAATCCTTGTGGAGCGCCTGGGTTTGAAAGAGAAGCTATTTCTTCGAAATTTACACCTGTGCGCGTTGCAATAAAGTTGAGTTGAATAAAGTTTATCGAGCGAGCGGGTTTGATGTAAATATCAGCAACAAAGCGATTCGAATCTATTACTTGAGGTGTGTTGTTGGTCGAGTCGCATATGACTTTAAAGTCGTATATACCACGACGAGCTTGAACATCTCTCAAGAATGGTTCAACCATGCTTACAAAGTTTGCACGGGTGAATGCATCGTTGAATTCGAACAATTGATATTTAGCTGCAATTGCTATGGATTTTTCAAGAACTATGAACAAACGACGAACGTTGATACGATCAAATGCGCTTGGCTTGGTTTGAGCAGTGCG